GCGGGGTGGAGCAGCCCGGTAGCTCGTCAGGCTCATAACCTGAAGGTCGTAGGTTCAAATCCTACCCCCGCAACCAAATTAGCCCGTAACCTCAAATGGTTGCGGGCTTTTTGATTCCGGCTTACATCCCGCCAGGAAGTCATGTCAACACTGTGTCAACAAACCCGTGGCGGGCATTGGCAGGGAGTGTCAACGTCGCTGGAGATGAAAAGCCGTTATAGAGCAAAACGGCTTTTTACGCTGCCGCCGTCGCAATCCCATCCAGCCGCACCCGGACGGTCGTGGCACCATTGCCTGCCGCCGTGACGGCAATGCCGACGGGATAGAGACCGACACCGGGTTGGGCGATCTCCTTGGCGGTGTCGTCCCAGGCGACGCGATCGCCCGGATCAATGACCGTGGCGGCGTCCTTGGGCAGGTCGAACACGCCCGTGGTGGCAATCTCGGCGGCTTCGCCCTCGACTGCGGTTGCGGCGACGACGCCGAACAAACTGCCGACCAGGATGCCCCGCCCCGAGGTGACGCCGCCGACTGGTGCTGTGACGGTGATCATGTCGCCGTTCTGGATGTAGTTCTTCATGGATCAGACTCCCTTGCTGGATTGGATACGGACGACGGAGATTTTGGCATCGCCGGTTTTGGCGATCTTACGGTCGAGATCGGCGAGCGCATTGGCCATCTCCGCGTCGGTGGCATAGGTGACGCGCTTGCCGTCGTATTCGACGGTGCGCACGCCCTTGTAGCGGGCCGCCATGAGAGCGTCCCGCCACTGGGTGAGTTGGGTAGCGTCGGTCATGGCTTAGGCACCTGCATTGGCGAACCAGCCCCGGTGATCGACGAAGCCTGCGCCGAAGTCGAGGATGACGCGGATCTCAACGCCGTCCACGTCCCAGCCGGACTTGCTCTCCACCTGCGGGCCTTCGTTGCCGCTGAGGTAGGCGTACTCCAGGCCGTCGATCTCACCCGGATCGGCAGTGACGTACCAACGCGTCGCTGACGCGAGGCGGGGTTCCACCACCAGGGTCAGGGATCCAGAGAACGGATTGACGTCCGCCGCCTTGGCCGGTGATACGGAGGCCAACCACTTCTCGGCTTCGGTCTCCAGCGCAGGCGGCACCAGCAGATATTTGGGCGTCACCCGGATGGTGCGATCCTCAATGCCCTTTTGGGTGCGCAGAGCCAATCTTGCCGACGACAGGGTGGCGTCCGAGATGACAGCACCCGTTCCGGCCTTGTTACCGTGATCAGCGTGGAACAAGGTCTTGTTGTCGGTGAGCTTGGGGCCATTGCCACTGTTGGATTCCAGCAGATCGACCAGGATGCGGGCTTCCGTCTCGGCGGCGGCCTGTCCCATGCGGCGGGCGAGGTCTGAGAAGGCACCCAGATCATCGTTCACCAGCACCTGGCGGGTGATGCCGATCTTGCGGGCCCAGGTCTCCACCTTGTAGGCCTCGCGGGCCTCGGCCATGGTTCCGGCCTTGATCTCACCGTGTTCGTTGAGCTTCTCCAACAACGGGGCTTCGCCCAGCATGATCTTGTTGACCGAGCGGAAGTCCCGCGCCGTGGTCTGGCGACCCAGTTGGCGAATGCCGGAAGGGGCGGCCTGATAGCTGTCGCGCAGCACCCGGCCCACCGTATCGCCGAGGATGATCGGAAAATCCGACGTGGTGTGCAGGGCCCGGGTGATCAGCGTGGCGGGCGACAGGCCCGTGGTGGTGTCACCTCGGAGCGTCAGCAGTTCCCTGGCCATGTCCACAGGCGTCGCATAGGCATAGCGCCGGGCGGGCTCCGAGAGATCATGGCGCGGATTGATCCGGGCATAGAGGGCCTCGCCCATCTGGCGGCAGCGCAATGCCGGGTCATCCAAACTTTCACCGATCTCGACACGGATCTGCTCCGTGCGGATGTTGGCATTGGATCGCTTGGCCAGGGCCTCGAAAGCGGCGCGGCGGGCCTCGTCGGCATCGGCTGCGCGGTCGATCAGGTCGTCGACGAAGGTCTGGTCCAGGCCAGCCACCTTGGCAATGGATCGGATCTCGGCGTTGACGATGGCACGGGTCTGAACCGCGTTGTTTGATCCAACGAGGTTGGCGCGGGTCTGCGTCTCCCGGCCCACCTCGGGCGTGGAAGGGGTAGTCTCGGGCATGGTGTCCTCCATTCGAACATGAGCGCCCGGGTCGGCGGGCGAGGGTACAAGGGAAATCTCGTGGGGCGTCCAGCGCACGGCGGTGCGGACACGGGAGCCCTCTTCGGAGCTGTCGGCCCAGTCCTCGACGGAATAGCCCACCGAGATATGGCGGAGGATCCCGGCGGTGACATCCTGCCAGATGGGCTCCACCTCGGGCCGTGCCGAAAACTGTAGGGTGGCGGTGCCGAGTTTGCCGTCGACGGAGGCATCACGGACCGTGCCGAGCACATCCCTAACGGCGGATTGACGGTGCGCGTCCAGTACGCTCGCGCCGATCAGACGGGAGAGATCGACCGACTTGGGATCCAGGCTCAGTCTCTCGATATAGGCTCCATCGAAGTCTCGCCGTTTGACGGCGGCCCCTGTGGACCAGATCACTTCGACGGTGCGTTCTTCCGCGTTGACAGATTGTGGCTTGAAGCTGGCGCGCCGGGTGATGAGAGAGATGGTGTCAGGCATTGAGGGCCTCCGTATTCTGTTGGGGTTGGCCCGGACCAAAAGTGAGGCCCATACCGTCGGCGCGTTCCTTATCGGCGGCGATCTCGGCATCCACCTGTTCGGCGTCATAGCCCCGTTCCGAAATGGCCTGAGACCGGCTCTTCAATCCCGCCTCGATGGCCATCACCTCGGCCTGGACGTCCTTCATGGGATCCACATAGTCGAACTTGGGCGGCAGCCAGGTGCAGCCGAGATAGGCCGAAGCATTGGCGTCGAAATCTCTGGCGGGGAGGTCACCCGACAGCACGGCCAGGCGCACGAAGCGTTCCCACACCGGGCGGCAGAACAGATGAACCACCACGTTGTGCTGGAGTTGCTCGACGCGACGGCGGAACTCGATCAGCCCGGCCCGGATGGAGGAATAGGTCACCCCTTCCAGATCGCCGGAGACCAGTTCGTAAGGCAGGCCCAGACCGGAGGCGATGGCGCGCAGGTGGTTTTTTACGAAGGGCGCATAGGCGTCGTGTTCGGTCGGGTTGGAAAAGCGAATGTCGGCACCGGGCGGCAGCGGGATCAAGCTGCCCGGCTCCATGCCGACGGTGAGGACACCGGAGTTGTTGGAACCCGACAGGCCGCCGACGGTGCCGTCGGGGTCGGTGATGAAGCCGGTGAACAGGGCCGCGACCTTGGCTTTGACCAAGGCGGCATCCTCGAACTGATCCAGCTCGTGCAATCTGAGGAGCACGGGTGCCAGCCAGGTGATGCCGCGCAGTTGCCCGGTGGCCAGCGGTTTGAACAGGTGAAGGCAATCGGCGGCGGGGACGCGAACTGGGTCCATGCGGACAGGACCCAGCGGGTCGCCCGGGCGGCACGACAACACCCGGTAGGCGACCCGGTGACCGGCAGAGTCAAACTCAATGCCAGCACGGATGCGCGCCCCGCCGCCGATATCACGATGCAGATCCGTTGGGACCTGCTCGCGATCCAGGAGTTCCAGTTGCAGGGGAACGGAAGAAGGGGAATGGGGATCGACCCGCAATCGGATAAAGCTCTCGCCGCTCTCGATCACGGCCCTGACAGCCATGGCCTGAAGGCCATAGAAGTCGGCCAAGCCACCGGCGTCGGCACTATCGGTCCAGCGGAGCCACAAGGCTTGCAGCGTCTCGCGCACGGCGCGGTCGGGGTGGGTGGATTGCGGCTTGATGCCCGCGCCGACGATGTTGCCGACCAAGCTATCCACCGCTGCCGCGACCCAGGGATTGTTCCGCGCATACCATCCGGCACGACGCGCCGCCGTAGTCGCACCGGCCAGGATCGCCGCGTTCAGGCCATCGACCGTGCGCGTGCCTTCCCAGCGGCGGCCACCGCCTGCCGCGTCGAAGGATCGGGTTCGGCCAAGGCCGAGGAGCTTTTGAAAGAGAGTCCGCATGGGAGCAATTGTCCCATGTGGTGGAATCCCCGGCTATTCGGAGAGATTGGGAGAAGCCGTAGTGTTACGTCGCCCATTGGGCGGAAAGGGCTTCGGCCTGCTGCAAGACCGTTTGTACGGCGGCATCTTGCAAATCCGGCGGGAAGCCATGCTTGCGCAAAATACGCTTCACCAAAACCCGCATCCGCGCCCGGGCACTTTCCCTGTGAGACCAGTCGACGGAGATGTTCGATTTGAGCCCGGTTAAAAGCTCGTGGGCGATCAGCTTCAGGGAGTCGTTGCCCATGACATCTACAGCGCTCTGGTTTTCTGCCAGGGCATCATAGAAGGCGACCTCATCCGTCGACAGTCCTTCATCCTCGCCGCGCTTTCTGGCTTCGCGGATTTCCCGAGCGAGGTTGATCAGTTCCTGAAGAACCTCAACCGTGCTGATGGCGTTGGTGTGATAGCGCGCAACCGCCTGCTCCAGGCGGTCAGAGAACTTCTTTGTCTCAACGACGTTGGTTCGGCTCCGCGATTTGATCTCGTCATTGAGGAGCTTCTTCAACGCTTCGAGGGCGAGGTTCTTCTTTTCCATCTGCTGGACTTCCGCCAGGAACTCTTCCGACAGAATGGAAATGTCAGGCGTGCTCAGACCAGCTGCGGCCAGAATGTCCACGATCTCCGTGGAGACGACGGAGCGGTCGATGATTTGCTGGACGGCCAATTGCTGGTCTGCCACCGACTTGCCGGTTCCCTGGGCTGATTTGACAAGCGCCGCGCGCACGGTTTGGAAGAACCCGACCTCATCGCGGATCTGGCGTGCATCATCACTAGCGGCCGCCAGGGCAAAGGCCTTGGATAATGACAACACGGCATCCTGATATCGCCGGTGGGCTCTTTTCTTGGCCTCTTCGGTGGTTTCTTTTTCCGCCGCCTTGTGTTGCTGATCGAGGATCCACTCGATGGCCTCGGCCATGACAACAAGTCGCTCCTGCGGTGTGCCGTGCATGCCGCGCATGTAGTCGAAGCCATGGAACATGGACCTGACCACGTCGTACTTTTCGAGCATCAGCGCGACGGCTTCCGCCTCGTCGATCCCGGCGTTCTTCTGATCCGCAGCCGAGTACTGGCCCAGGGCGTTCTTCAGATTCTGGGCAATGCCGATGTAGTCCACCACCAGACCGGCTGGTTTGTCCTGGAACACCCGGTTGACCCGGGCAATGGCCTGCATCAGTCCGTGCCCCTTCATGGGCTTGTCGATATACATAGTGTGCATGGAGGGGGCATCGAAGCCCGTCAGCCACATGTCCCGAACAATGACGAGCTTGAGTGGATCCTTCGGATCCTTCGCTCGCTTTGCCAACAGATCACGACGGGCCTTGTTGCCCACATGGGGCTGCCAAGATTCCGGGTCGGAAGCCGATCCCGTCATCACGATCTTGACCGCACCTTCTTTGTCGTCGTCGGAATGCCATGCTGGGCGAAGGGCGACAATTTCGTTGTAGAGGGCGACGCAGATGCGACGACTCATACAAACGATCATCGCCTTGCCGTCCATGGCCTCCACCCGGTCTTCAAAATGTTTGACCAGGTCTTCCGCCACCATTTTCAGCCGCTTCTCCGCGCCGACCAGCGCCTCTACGGTCGACCACTTTCGCTTCAGGCGTTCCTGCTCGGAGATGGCCTCGTCTTCTGTCAGTTCCTCGATCTCGGCATCGATCTTCGGCTTTTCCTCGTCGGGAAGCTCAATGCGCGCCAAGCGGCTTTCGTAATAGATCGGTACCGTTGCCCCGTCTTCGACTGCCCGGCTGATGTCGTAGACATCGATGTACTGGCCAAACACCGCAGGCGTGTTGACATCGTCCTTTTCGATGGGTGTTCCGGTGAAGCCGATAAAGGATGCCTTGGGTAATGCGTCGCGCAGATATTTGGCGAAGCCGTAGGCAATCTCACCAGTCTTCTGTTCGACCCGCGCCTTGAAACCGTACTGGCTACGGTGTGCTTCGTCCGCGATGACCACCACGTTGCGCCGGTCGGTCAGGACCGGGTATTCGGTTTCGCCCTTGGCGGGCGCGAATTTCTGAATGGTGGTAAAGATCACGCCGCCTGAAGCCCGGCTCAATGCCTTCTGTAAGTCATCTCGGCTGTCTGCCTGGATCGGCGTTTGCCGGATCAGGTCGCGGCACATGGAAAAGGTGCCGAACAACTGGTCGTCCAGATCGTTCCGATCGGTGATGACGACGATAGTTGGGTTTTCAAGTTCCGGGCGTCGGACCAGCTGGCCCGCATAGAACGCCATCAACAAGCTCTTGCCCGATCCCTGGGTGTGCCAGATCACGCCGACCTTGCGGTCGCCCTCGGGAGCAGAGGCGGTAACAGTGCTTTCGACCGCGTGCCGCACGGCGTGGAATTGGTGATATCCGGCGATGATCTTGGCGACGCCTGATCCGGTATCGCCAAACACTGTGAAATCACGGAGCAGATCGAGGAAACGGCGTTTCTCGAACACGCCCTCAATCAGCACCGACATTTCCGGGCTGCCCTTGGCTGCAATATCTGATCCGTCGGTCGTGCGCCAGGGCATGAAACGTTCTTCATTGGCCGTCAGCGATCCGATGCGGGCCATCAGTCCGTCGGACGTGACCAGCACGGCATTGGTCCGGAACAGAGATGAAATTTGGGTCTTGTAGGTTTGCAGCTGGTTGTAGGCACTGGTCAGGGTCGCGGTTTCGGTGCCGGGATTTTTCAGTTCAACCACTCCCATCGGCAGCCCGTTGATAAAGATCACCACGTCCGGGCGGCGGTTGTTGCCATTCTCAATGACGGTGAACTGGTCGAGAGCCAGCCAGTCGTTGGCGTCGATGTCCCCGAAATCGATCAGGCGGACCTTGTCCCCCCGGATAGTCCCGTCCTCGGCATAGAATTCAACATCAATGCCCTCGACCATGGCACGGTGCAGGCGGCGGTTTTCTTCGATCAGGGAAGGCTTCTCTGCGGCGATCACTTTCTTCAGCGCATCGTGACGGGCTTCTGGCGGAATGTGCGGGTTCAGTCGGTCCACGGCCGCTTCCAGGCGGCCCATCAAAACAACGTCGGAATAGGCTTCCCGTTCCGGGGCCGATCCATCAGGTCCGGCGACCGTGTCGGCCAATCGGGTGTATCCCAGGCCTTCCAGTTGGTCGAGCAGCATGGCCTCAACATCGGCCTCAGAGATGAACGCCATTATGCAGCCTCCTCGTCATCGGGTGTTGGTGAGGCGGCTGCCTCTTTGCAGGCATTCAGGGCTTGCTTGTAGGCCTCCCGGTCAACGCCGAACAAAAGTCGGGATGGTTCGATGGTCAGGGGGATTTCGTCGTCGTTCGGCAACAGGACTCGGACCTGGAGATATCCGTCTTCGTCATCCTCGGCCACCAGGGCGGCGTGCCTGTCGATCAGGGCATTTGATGCGCGGAACCGGTCATAGGGCTCCAGGGTTGCAGTGGGGTCGGGTTCCTTCTCGAGATATGCTTCGTGCAGGAATGTGACGATTGCGTCTGCTGCGAGCAGGGCCGCGCGCCGATGATGGATGGATAGCTTTTCGATGAAACCGTCTTTGCCGTGAGACACGGTTCCGGCCTCATTCCGTAAAACGCGCAAGGCGTCCGCCAGCCGATTGTGCTCCTTGATCAGATTGGCAAATGCGCGATCCCTGACTTCGCCAAGATCCAGCAGGCGTGTTGCCAGCCCCAATAGCTCGGCCAATGCAACGTCAGACTTGGTGGGTTTTAACGGAGCAGCAGGATCGTCGAGTTCCTCAATTAGAAGACGGCAGGCGCATTCGACCAGCCCCTTTGCCGCATCAATACTGGAATCCCGGTCCTCGGAGAATTCCTTCTCCAGCGTGCTGAGCGTCTGCTGCAACATCGGCGCATGAGACCAATGCGAACAGAACGATTTAATGCCGGGGTACCAGTCAGCGGTCATCTGGCCTCCTGGACGCCCTGGTCGGCGTTGGCCACGCGGACTTCGCCAGACATCAGTTTGGGCAGCAGCAGATCGCGGGTCTGGGCGAGGTGTCGGGATTCGCTTTCGTTGGCCTCAGATTTCTGCATTAATGGCACTAGCACCCCAGAAAATGCATTGATAACCACATCTCCGGGCCAGATTACTCCAACCTTGGCAATGTCGCCGTTAGAAACAAAAGGTTGAGCAGCTCCCTTCTTTATCACGTCCATGTCAATGTGTTGCAGAGCTATAAATAACCACTCACCAGAGACTTTTGTTTTTGGACGTATGAGCGAAGCATTATTATTGATCCACGCCTTCCCTCTATGGGAGAAGAACTGGCCACAATATGCCCCAACTCTGCCGACGGAAATTACAAACCCATCTGCGTTGTAGTCGGAGGTGAAACCCATAATGCCCGCGCCTCCAAAGACAGGCACCGGCCCAGCGTCTGAGATGTGTTCCTTCGCCAATTGCTTGCCGCCTTTGAGTTCGGCAAATTCACTAACAGGTCGAACCTCCCACCCCTCTGGCTTCCCGTCATCGTCCAGCTTGTCCGGAAACAGGTCCCAGATTTCCTGAGCGAGGTAGGGCTCGCGTCCTTCCATCTTGGCGCGCGTCGGGCCGAAATCGACGAACCAGTCTTTGAACAGTGCTCGGGCCATCGCCTCCAGCGTCTCGTTCATGCGGCGGTTCAGGTCGATCTTATCGTCAAGCACATCGAAGATTGCTGATATTGCCTTCTGTTCATGGAGCGAGGGCAGTTCGATCTCAATTGCCTTTAGATTTGAGGCTGGGCGAGAGATCGAAGGGACACCGACCTGCGACGCATGCATCAATAGCCTATGCCTACCGATCGGGCTATGGAACCAGCGTGCAACAAAAGCAGGATCGGCCTTAGATGCATCAACCCTCAAATAGAACTGCCGCTGAGAAAGAACATATCGGTCGTAGAGTGCCGTCTGTGGAATAAGAGCGACCTGTCCAATTGTTCCAGCGTGCGTGAACACCACATCGCCAGGAAATACGTTTGAATTCGCTAGTCGCTCCGCATGCTCTTCGGTTATGAAGTTGAAACTTGGGCTTTCATCCAAGCGAGATCCATGTAGGTGTTGACCGCTGATGATTGGCACGCCAGTCGGAACAAACGTTTCTACTTTTATGTTTGAACCGAATGGCCCCATCGCGATCTTCTTCGCGATGTCTTCAATGCGGACGGATTGCCACTCACCCATGCGCGCTGATCTCCTGCAGTTTCTTCTGGATGAGTTCGGTCAGTTCCCCCGCCTCCTCGAACCGCTCTTCCAACTCCGCCCTCAGCGCGGCAAATCGTTCCTCAAACGACACACCATCATCCTCGGCAGCCGCCGCGCCGACATACCGGCCGGGTGTCAGCACATAGCCATGGCCCTTGATTTCCTCCATGCCCGCCGACTTGCAGAAGCCGGGTACATCCTCGTAATCGCGGCCTTCGCGCCAGCGGTGGTAGGTGTCGGCAATATTGGCGATATCCTCGTCAGTGAACTCACGTCGCGTGCGATCCACCATTACTCCCAGCTTGCGCGCATCAATGAACAGGATTTCCTTTTCCCGGTTTCGGAACCCGCCGTTCTTCTTGTTCTTTGCTAGGAACCATAGGCAGGCTGGGATCTGGGTTGAATAGAACAGCTGCCCTGGCAGGGCGATCATGCAATCGACCACGTCGCCTTCGATCATCGCCTTTCGGATGTCGCCCTCGCCCGACTGAGAGGATGACATGGAACCGTTGGCAAGAACTACGCCAGCCGTGCCGTTTGGGCCGAGGTGGTGCAGGATGTGCTGCAACCAGCCGAAGTTAGCGTTCCCGGCGGGTGGAATGCCGTATTTCCAGCGGGCATCTTCGCGCAGACGTTCACCGCCCCAATCAGAGATGTTGAAAGGTGGATTGGCGAGAATGTAATCGGCGCGCAGATCGGGCAATTCGTCCTTGTGGAAACTGCCTTCGGAGTTCCACCGGATGTCGGCGTCGATGCCGCGCACGGCCAGGTTCATCTTGGCCAGCCGCCAGGTGGTGTAATTGCTTTCCTGCCCGTAGATGGCGATGTCACCCAATCGGCCTTCATGGGATTCAACGAACTTTTCCGACTGCACGAACATGCCGCCCGATCCACAGCAGGGGTCATAGACGCGGCCTTTGTGGGGCTGGAGCATCTCAACCATGGTGCGCACCACCGAACGGGGCGTATAGAACTCGCCGCCACGCTTGCCTTCGGATCCGGCAAACTGACCGAGGAAGTATTCGTAGACCCGGCCCAGCACATCGCGGGACTTGTCCTTGCCTTCGCCCATCGCAATACCGGAAATCAAGTCGATCAGTTCACCCAGCATGACCGCATTCAGTGCTGGGCGAGCGTAATCTTTGGGCAAGACGCCCTTCAGGGTCGGGTTGACCTTCTCGATGGCCAGCATGGCCTCGTCGATCAGCTTGCCGATGCCGGTTTGTTTGGCGTTGGCTTGCAGATGCGACCAGCGGGCTTCTTTCGGCACCCAGAAGACGTTTTCGGCGGCGTATTCGTCGGGATCCTCCGCGCCGTCCGGGTATTCGGCCAGAAGCTCGGTGCGCTTGGCCTCGAAACTATCGGAGATGTGTTTGAGGAAGATCAGGCCCAGGGCGACATGCTTGTAATCCGACGGCTCCATGTTGCCACGCAATTTGTCGGCGGCCTTGAACAGGTCCGCTTCGAACCCGAGGTTCGCCCCGTTGTTGTTTGCCTGTTTCGCCATCTAGTCCTCGCTCTTTTCCTGTGACGGAGAAACGGTTTCCCCGGTCAGCTTTTCAAATTCCTCGACCGACAGCACCACGACAAACGGGCGGCCGTGCTTTTCCACGACCACCGGCTCACCGCGCGCGGTGTCAATCATGCGGCCGAAGTTGTACTTCGCCTCGCGGGCTGAAATCACCTTCATGGGAACTCCTCCCCTGCAGATTTCATTGTGGCCACAATGGCCAATCTCGTCAATCGCGGATTACGCGAGCCAGGGAGATTTGATCACCTGTGGGGCAGGCTTTGTAGGCGGGGCTGGCGCATCCGTCCGCCGCTTCGCCGCCGCCATGGCCTCAGCCTCCTCGTTCAGGCGCAGACCCATGCTGATCAAGCCCTGCAGGGCGGCGGAGGCATAGACGAAGGTGTCCAGCGCCTCGTTGCGCTCGCCATCCCGCTTTGGCTGCCATGACCGGATCGGGCGGCCCTTTTCAAACCGGGTGACGACCCGCTCGGCGGTC